TCGTCCAACTGCATCGTCAGTTCGGCGGTCGTGAAGTTCACGCCGATGTGCTTCTGCGACGAAACGGTCAGGGTCGTGTACTGTTCGTTGTCGTCCTGCACCTGAAGCGCAGCGCCGTCCGTGACCAGAGCGCGGTCAGGCAGGCGGATACGCAGGGTCGAGCCGATCTTAGCGCCTTCGACGGCAAAGCTGTCATCATACTGGCGGTTAACGGTGCGCGTCAGGACAAGATTATTCTCAAGGATCTCAAGAGCCTTGCGAGTAATCATGTCAATCGTAAGAATTGAGTTAGACATTCCTTATCTCCGATTCTGCGCTTCCCACTTCTTGATCTGACGCTGACGTTCCGCTTCAATCCATTCCGACGTTGACATTGACTTAGTGGCCCGAGGGTCAGTCGTGTCGTATCGGGGTCCAGAATTTGACCGGGTAGCCGTGACAGGAGCAAGAGGTGCGGGCGCGGTTGAGGTTTTCTTAACCGGCGGATTCGAAGTCAAATTGACCTCGATTTTTCCGATCTCTTTTGCCTGCAAGACCGGCGACAGACGGGAGATCCGGCTAGCTTCTTTTGGATTGGAGCCGAGGTAATAAATTACTTCGGGGCCAATATCGGAAGCCTGAATAGCCTGGGCCATAACGTCCGTGACGGGAAGGTTGGGGTTATACGCGACTTGTTCAAAGTCCTCGTATCGGTCCCTAGCCTCTTCTTCACGGTCCTTATAGGACTCCAAAAGAGCCGCTTGCTGGGCTGCGGCCTCGCGCTGGGCTAGAAGTTCCCGAGCCTTTTGCTCCGCTAACGCTTCTGCGTATTGCTGAGCTGACTCGAAATCATCCGGCGCAGGTGGAGGTGCGGCGGGCGTTCTAGCCTGCTGCTCCGCAAGCCGTTGGGCCTGCTCTCTTTCCCATTTGCGCTGTTCTCTTGCAAGGCGCTTGCTTACAATCGCGTCCAGCTCTTCTTGAGAGAACGATTTTGTAGGCTGCTGTTCCTCCGGCGTCGTCTCAACAGATTCCGGTGCTGCCGTGGCTTCCGGTTCCGGCGCGGGGCTGATCTCCGCTACAGCCTGTTCTTCGTCGCTCAAGGCAACTTCCTTTCTGACCTAGCTATCCGGCTAGTCGGTTGTAGACATTATGCAGCATTTATTGCTATATAGTCAAATTAAGCCGCCGTATAAGTATATGTAAAATGTATTTCCGCGCTAAAAGCCCCTCCCGCAGTGACATATATCCGAACCTGATCTGATGACGCAGAAGTAAAATCAACGACTGCGCCCACAGCAAGAGACGGCCCTAGATCGAATACTGCTCCAGTAGCCCCGCTCAACCCAGAAATAGTATTGAACGGAATAGAGAACGTAATAGTTGCGGGTCCCGCGCCCGTATATGTCCCATAGAAAATGCCTTCTAGCGACACAAGATTTCCTATTCGTGTATAAATCGTAGATCCTGCTAGTGGCGTAGCCGTAAATCCTACGGAGGCAGATACAACAGGAGTCCAACTAGTTCTAACGTATTGACTAATCGTGTATGGGTCTGAAGATGTAATTGGAGTGGATGAAAAAGATACGCCCGTAAGATAACGACCGCTATCAATGACTATATAGCCAGAGGTAGGCGTCCCAGAATATTTAGTGTTGCCTACGGTTGACCAAGCGCTCCAATCTGTATCCGCTATCGTAACATAAGTAGCGGCGGCGGACATAGAATACATGGCTACGCCGGTGATACCGGCGGGGACGCGAGGAAGATTATTCGTAATATTTATGTTAAGAGCATTCGCTGTTAGGGTAATATTCTTGTTTGCCTGAACAAAAGGAGCGCCTACGGTACTTACGATAAAATAATTACCATTTACCTGTATATTCTCAGCGTAGTCTAAATATATTTGGCTTCGTGACACAAAAGCGGGATCATCGCCATTACTATCAAATTCATTGTTCAAAACTATACAGTTTTTCGAGTAACTTTGTCCTCTTGTTATTAGCACACCATAAACATGATTGCGCGCTATAGCACAGGATTCAATAGTGCCTGTCTGCATACTCTCGAATATAATGCCATAAGCATTTGCGATTAAGCGCGACTGTCGAATATACACGGCGGCGTGGACGCCGCCTAACGTCGCGTCGCCTTGGCAATAAATGCCCGTGCTACTGCAATTAAACATTTCGCACTGAGATATATCTAGATGGACAACATTAGTGGCGTCAGTAGCGTAAGCATATAGATGAATGCCGTGGTCGCCCTGCGAATCTATAAATAGGTTTTGTATTGTCCCATTGCGGACTCCGCTTAATTTAATGCCCGTGGTAGTGGTCTGTGAAAGAGAGTTAGTTATTCTAAAATTAGAAAATAAAATATTCTCTACATAATCATTATTTGATGTCCCTGCGGTAACGCTAAAAAGAGGGCCGCCAGTCCGATTATCAATAATGGTTCCGTCGCGTGTTTCACCAATAACTTTTGGCCCTTCGACATACCCGCGCCCAGATCCATCAAATAGAAGGGTAGTAGTAACTAAATAAGTGCCTTCAGGAAAATATATCGTACTTCCGTCAGCGTAATCTAACGCTTTTTGGATGTAAGTAGTGTCATTATTAGACCCGTCTCCATACGCACCAAAAGCCTTGACTGAAATCATGGGTTCTGGAATGCGAACCCATGCGCTAGATCCGTTTCCGCCAGTAGGAAGGATAATTGTCCCTCCATTATCGGTGAAATGCCCCGGCGAAAAACCTGCCGATCCATAAAAAAATCCGCCGCCGCCATCACCAACTGTACGATACCCACCAACATAGATTGTATCGTAGCTGGCTGGAGAAAGCGTTTTTAGCGTAGCTATCGTATCGGTACGCGCAGATATAGCCCCAATTAACGCTTTAACGGTTGTGCCGTCCTGCACAATAGGGCATTCCTCAGATCCCGTAAGAGGAAGAGATGCTGCGGGAAGCTGAGATATTTTTACGTCGGTCATTTATTTAATCCCGAATTAAGGATGCGCTGCTTTATACGCGTCAAAATCGGCTTTCAATTCTTGAAGCGCTTTCGTGAGAATTGGTATCAAAGATTGATATGCAACGCTAAGATATTCCGGGCCAGTTTTTACAATACCAGCTAAATAAACCTGACCATCGAGAGCTGTTTGGAGTTCCTGCGCAATGAACCCAGGCTGAATATCAGCATCCGACGAGAAAGTATCTTTGTAACGGAACGTAACTGGCCGTAATGTCGCTACAAGGGCCAGACAATTACCTATATCCGCAACTTGCTCTTTAATTCGAGCGTCAGAACCATTCACATACGCGCCTGCGCCCCATACGGCGGTTCCGTTACACTGAAGGTTATACGCGCCGTTGTCCGTCGTCCCGCCGCAAAGAACTTCGCCGCCCTGTGGCATAATCGCAAGTGGGCGGGTAGTATAACTATTATAGTTAAGAGCCTGGATATACGCGACATTTCCCGTGCCGTCAGCGCCGAGGCACAGAGCGGTACTGTATGTGGCGGTGTCATCTGATCGAACAATAATACCAGACGTGCTCGCCGCAGACCCAACTGTGCCATTTTTGATTACGCTAAGTTTATACCCTCCGCTTACGCCCCCAAACGTGGCGTTTAACGACGTATCAATATAAATAGCCGTCGAAGAGTTTGCCTGAAGTGATAACGAAGATGAACCCCCGCCATTAATAATCGGCGCTACTACAGTTCCAGTAAAGGTGGGCGATGCAGAGAAAACAAGATTTGTACTGGTAGTGCCCGTCGCGCCCGAAGCGGTATAGCCCGTGATATTGTTAAACGCCGTAATACCTGCGGACGATGCGCCAGTGCCCCCGTTTGCGACAGGTAAAGCGCCTGTAACAGCGGCGGTAAGGTCAATCTGACCCCAAGACGTAACGCCCGAACCATTTGTCGTAAGCGCGTACTTATTGGTGCCGTTAGTTGCTGGCAATGTAAACGACGTAGCTGTACCAGCCGCAGCCGCAGGTTTAATCGTCACATCTCCAGACGTTGACCCAAACATTTTTAGCTGGCCGCCAGTACCACCGTTTGCACCAGATTCAAAAACACCGCTAACGTCGAGACTTGTTCCTGTGGCTACACCTATATTCGGTGTAACAAGAGTAGGGCTTGCGCTCATAAAAGTCTTAAGCTGTGCAGCCGTCGTCTTAACTGGCCCTACGCCCGCCGTTTGGACATTAGGCACTAAGTCGGTAGCGGATACTGCTGCGCCTGCCGCAAGATTAGATATGCTTGTGTTTGCCATTTTAAGCCTCTTGCAGCAAATAGCTGGTGGTATCTTCCATCATCAGAAAATACACTAAATCTTCCAATAAAATGCCGTTAGAAACGACCGGGGCTGGAGTGCTGGCTGAATTTTCATAGACTGTTACGCCGTCGCCCGCGTCATAAGAATTAGGGCGTGGTTGAATCCGCACATCGCTAACACCTATAGTTTGAACGCGAATCATGCGTAATAGCTCACATTCAACTTAGCGCTGGCCGTCTGTTCGATGAACTTAATGCGCTTCAGATCGCCGTCATAATTAAGATATGCCCCAGCCGCTATAGGCATTCCAACAGAAGCGGTAGGATCTGTGCCGTCGTCACGCCACCTGACGCCCTGGGTCTCGGCCACAATAAGAGCCATTGTTGCGCCCTGCGGAATGGTTCCAAGACCCGTCGCCGAGCTAAGGGAAGTAATTTGCGTATAGCCAAGGCATACGGTTGTAGATTTCAGGCCCATGATTTCCTCACGCCAAGAATTTCAATTTATACAACGTAGACAAATATAAGTCCACGATACCGTCGATAATGTTCTGAATAGCCGTATCTTCCTTGTCGCACACCTTATAGCGCATAGATTCGACTTCTTTCAGCGAATCCTCAAGAAATTCAACGACATTGTTGGTCTTTTTGGCTGAATGCAGCGTGATCGGGCCGATTAGGCCGTGTCGGCCCTGATAGGCTTCCGCCAGATCGTCGGCCAAGTCGATTACTTTGCTGTAAAAGCCGCCCAGAGCCTTGTGTTTAGCGTAAGAACGCGTGTTTAGATGCACCGAATGGGTCACATCGCGCGCAAGAAACAAATGCCCGATCAGATCTGCGCAGCTCATTGACCAATCTCCCGCATAGGCTCGCTGCCCGGCACTAAATCGCCTGTATCCAGAGCCGCCGCGATGGTGCCCTGCACAATATCCTGAATTTGTTCCGGCGTCAGACCGCTTTGCATGGCCGACAGCCTTTTCGTCTCAGCTTCGTAAGCCTTAATCTGGCTGTTTTGCTCGTCAATCGCCAATTTCTGCATCTCATAGGACTGCATGAGCGCCTGAATCTGGGCCGTCGTCTGCTCCATTTCCTGCGCCATCTGCTCCATTTGCATACGCATGGCCTGCGCTTCCGGCGATTCGTCCGTATCCTGCAAGACTTTCGGGTCAAGCATTTTTTCGAAACGCTTGGCCATCGTCTCAGAGCCTGGCCAGTCCATGTTCTTGACGAACAGATCGCCCGCGACCGACCACAACGCCGGGTTGGTTTGGAGGATCTGGCCCATCGTGTCCATCGCCTCCTGCTTACGGGTCATGTAGCTAGGTCCAGAGCTGACATGCACGTCATAGGTGCCGACATTCGGGTTGTAGATCTTGGCGATCTCAATGCCCTCTTCGTTGACGATAGACCGGACGGCCTCCGGCTGAGCCGGATTGATCCGCGCCATGCCGACTTCTCCGTCAACGCCGATGATACGAGCGACGCGCTGCGTGTCGTAAATCTTCGGAATCATGTCCACGAGCTGACGGGCGACGTATTTTACCGCGCGCGCGAGGTTGTCGACATAATGATAAGTACTCGTGTCGCCTTGCCGCTCCCTAGCGAGGATCGCACGACCCGTCCGCTCGTTGGAAGTCGCCCCAATGCTACTATCGTACTGGCCAGTGGTCGATTTGATGTCTTCGCCAGCCCCCATCTTGGCTTGAATAAGGCCCGTTTGAGCCATCGGAGGCTGGGCGCGTTCAGGTAGCGGTAGCGGGTTGCCGGCTCCGTCGGTAACATCGGGATTGACCTCCAGATACGGCCAGTTGTTCGTATTGGCCGTTTTCCAGTTGGTTTCGTAACCTTCGAACTGGCCGCCATAGCCGATAAACGGCGCTTTAGGGGCCAGCGCCAGCATTTCCGCTTCTTGGCTGACCCAGTAGTTATACATGCGCTGCGCGTCTTTAGCGTTGCGCACAAGACCGCTGATGTAGATCTGACCGTCGACCTCGAACTCGTTGCCGATGACGCGGATGACGGGGATGTATTTACCCGCCCATTCGCGCTCTTCCAGCACCTCGTAGCCGTTGGTCTTGATCCACATGACCCGGCGACGGTCGCTCTCACGGCTACGCAGCGGCTTGCCATAGACAGCCTTCAGCCGTTTGTCCTCTGGCGTGCCATCGAACGCCGTGATGTTGTCCGGGTAAAGGTTAAGAGTGGCGCGCTTTGTATCAATGTAAAAATACTCAGCGATGCGGACAGTCTCTTGGCTGACCCACATGCTGAGCGTCTGATCGCCCACACCCTGACTCATCATGCCGGTCACAGGAGTGGCGTCGGGATACATGCGCTCGTATTCGGCCTTTGGAATGTCTTCCGTGATAAAGCACCAGTTTGCGTCCTGACCGCACGGGTCTTGGATCATCGGGTCCATGTAGACGCTGAAGCTGCTACGGACGCGCGCGATGCGGATGTCCTGCTCGAAAGAGTCTTCTTTCGTGTATTCCGTCAGGATGCGGATATAGCCTTCGCCGTATGTGACCTGGTTATCGCAAGCCGTGTCATAGGCAACGTCGGCGTCGGACATATACTCAATGTGCCGCACGATACCGTCGAAGATCTCCGCAACCTCCGGGTCGGCGTTCTCATCGGCGGGGATGACGCGGGCGGTCGGACGGTTCTGGCGTTGCTCGTTCGTCACGAGGCGCACGTGCTGCGGCAGCTTGTTGATCGTCAGGCACGGCCGCGCGTTGATCGTCTGACCCTGCACCGCGCCGCGTGTCGCCAGCACGTCCGCCGGCCATTGCCAAGCGTTATCAGGCGAGCCCGCCATGAACCGCAGGTCGTCCAGCTCGTCCTCACGTGAGTCGCTATAAGCGGCCTGCGCCACCGTAAAACGATGACGCATTGTGGCCAGACGGTCATCGTCTGGGTTGTCGGAGACTTTGCCTGCGGCGATTACGTCATCAGAAGCCATTATTCACCTTGCCTAGAACGGATAACATCTTTTTGGATTTTTACAAATCCGGGGC